TTGAATTGAATTGATAATGACTCTTAACTACTGGGAAGAAGATGAAGAAAACTGGTCTTATTGTTATGGTAATAATGGACCAGAAGGAATTATTAAATCAGGTCAATATGATATGATTATGGCTGGCGGTGGTTCTCACTGGTCGAATTATGTCATTAAAAAGGACGGTGTATATATTGAGAATACTAATGGATTAACTAAATTAAATAAAATACTTGTATCAAGCCCAGACGGTAATTATATATCAGAACAAGATTTGGATTATGAATTAAAAGAAGACGAAAGTGATTTATTTGAATCTATTATAGAATGTTATGAAGAGGAATTTAATGAATATGAATTAGAAAAAGAGATAGAAGAAGAAGAAGAAGAAATTGAAACTATTATATGTGATACTCTATATCAAGAAGAAAAAAGTATTTATAAAATAAATGAATGTATTTGTAAAAATTGTAAAACAGAAAATAAAGAATGGATTGAAGTTTTAAAACCCTGGGATGAGTGGGGGACGTGTAAAAAATGTAATATCAAATGGAAATTAAACAAAAAATAAACTTTCTATAAAAATAATATATTTAAACATAATATAATATAAAAGGTTATGAATCAAAAAAATAAAGATTTAAAACTTGGTGATTATTGTGAGCAGGAGTTTATCAAACTATATGGCAAGCGTTATAAAAAAATTAAGAATCAATTTTCTGTTTTAGATTTTAAACACAGAAAGAAAAATATTTTATGCGAGTTAAAAGCAAGAAGATATTATTTTGATGGTGGTACTGGTGACGGTGCTTGGCAAATAGGAAAAAACAAGATAGAAAAAGGAATTCAATTATATAATCAAGGAGTAACATTTTATATTTATATGGTGTTTCTTGATGGATTATTTTTTTATCGTTATGACCCTGATACATTTAATGATGATTTATATATTGGTAAAGGTGGTCGGGTTGATAGAGATAAGAATGAAGTAAAAGATTATTATTATATTAAAAAAGAAAAATTTAAGAAAGCAAAAAAACAATTTTGTGTTCCTAAGAATTATGATAAAAATCCTTTTAATAATATTCAATCTTGTTTAGTCTAATTAAAACAAATATCCCAAGCAGAATTTGGGTCAATTGCTCTTGATACAGTATTATATATTTTCTTCTGTTGTGCTTCTTCTTCTTGCTTCTTCTTTTTTACTGCCTTACGTGCTTTCCTAGCAACTTCTTGTTTTTCTAATGCACTATTGATTGCGTTATTCAAATCTTCTTGTGTATATCCTTTATTAATAATTTGTGGTTTGGGGTCAAATACTGGATGTTGCTCTGGTTCTGGTTCTTTCTTTTCTGGCTTTGGTTTGACTGGGGGTACATCTTCATCTAATTCTTTTTTTAATTGGGCGATTCTCTTTTTACGAACTGCTTTTGCTATTTGTTTCGCTTCTTCCTTTTCTTGCTGTTTTTCTTCCTTTTCCTTTTTGCGTAATTGTGCGTTACGCATTCTTGTTTCTAATCCCTTTTTTCTTGCTTCTGCTAATTTTGCTTTATGCTCTTCTGTCATTACTCTTTTCTTTCTTGGCTTCTTCACTGGTTGAATATCTGGAGTCGTATCTTCTTGTTCTTTATCTTGATTTACTTTTTTTGATGAAGGAGTTGATATAAACATATCCTCCTTTTTTAGTTTTGGCTTTGGTTCTGGATGTATAATAATATCGTCTTCTTCTGGTTGTTCTTGTACTTGTGGTATTTCTTCTTTAATCTGTTCAATTGGTTCTGGCTCTTCTTGTGGTGGGGCTGGTGGTGGCACCATCTCTGGGAATGTATCATCATCTGCATCATCTCTCAACATTATATATTGATATATTATATATTATATTTTATTTTTAACTTAAATTTTTTGATTTTTTTTATTAATCTTTATTAACAAATGTTTTAAGAATTATTAATTTATATTAAAAATATATATTTAAATATTATATTTTATATAATATACATATGATGGAGAGTATTCACACAACTCACTCAAAGAAAGATTTGTGCGAGATTATTGAGATATTCGACCTTAAAGTTGCTGATTATAAAAAATTAAATAAAAAACAATTATCAAAAAGTATTCTATATCAATTATCAATTATAGAAGAAATAATTGAAGATAATGATTTTTACTTTATTAAGAATAAAAAAGAGTTAATTGATTATTTGGTTAATCCAGATTCAAGCAAACAATTGACGATAAAAGAAAAAGCATCCGTTATGGAGTTAGCAAAATATATTATTATGTATGTTAAAAACGGTTATTATTTGTCTCACTCGCCATTTGATGATTATGATGATATGATTGATAAAGCAAAATATATAGCAAATTATTCTGATATACCAAGTGTTAGAAGAGCAATTGAATTATTGAATACTGATGCTAAACTAAAAGAAAAAATAGAACCAATTATGAGTTCTCGAATGAAGAAAAAAATAGAGAGAAATAAAAGGAATAAACAAAAGTGTCAGGGTGGTCTAATCATTAAGAAAGGGCCGATATTGGTTACCTTTGATTAATTATTTAGACTTGCGGAAGTGAAGACAGATTATCGTTGCACCACTTAGGTCCTTGACAAGTCTCTCATTTCTGCTAACTATATCAATTTTGAGTTGATTTAACATAATTTTATCTGTATTATTTAGTTTTATATAAGTCTTTTCTGGTACAGAAAAGTACAATTCACCAAACTGTCTTCCGTCGTTTGAGAACTTGGGAAGATGATATAATATATTAGACCTTGATGAAGTCGCACCATTAAATGATTGTATAGGTAAATCATTAATTCTAATGAATGATGAATGAACAGCATATGTTCCTGCTTCAATAGAAACAAGACTTCTTGAACCTGGTGTATCAGAACTACCACCAAATTGTGGATGCTCAACAACAGAAAATCGTCCAAATCCTAATGCTCTGTTCATATTAGCCATATTTCTTGGTATTGGTATAACATACAATATTTGGTCAAAATCATTAACTCCTGGGTCCCTTGCCTCTTCACCAGTTACGAAAACAGGATAATAATCTATAACATCAGAACCGTTTAATCCTGTATATGAGAAGTTTTCGGATGCTGTTGTCGTCCAAAGGATTGACGGACGAAGTTGATTATATCTTAATTCATCTGAATTATTCAGAGATTGAACCGCATTAGAATACCAATCAGAACCAGGAATCAAATACGCCAATCCTCTCGGTTGATATGCTCTTGATGATGTTTTACCAAATTTTGCATATGATGATGGTACTGAATGCTCCCAATTTGGCAGTACGTGAGCATCATATCTAAGAATATCAACGTGCTGATTATTGTGAGTTAAAGCAACACAAGGAAATAATGCTTCCTGTGCATTACCAAGTGGTGCATAATTATATCTCTTTACTGTTGATATTGTTTGTTTAACCAAAGGTACTTCTGCACTTTTTGATGAGTTTATAGATACAGTCATCTCATCACCGATTAATTCAAATATAAGTTGCTCAGCCGTTCCGTTTGTTATATCTGCAGTTGTTAATACTGAAGTAATACCCCCACCTGCATCATAATATTTTATTTCTTTTTGAGTCCATTTATCTTTTCCCTTATCATATCCCCAGGTATATAATTTTAATGTACCACCGCTTTCATTATCATAAACAGCATAAATGTCCATATAGGAAGAAGCCTTTCCACCAGTACCACCTTCTGTTTCATCAGGATAACTAACTGTACTAGGATATCCATTTCTAATATAAGCATTTGTTGGTCTAACTAATCCAATCTGATGTGGATGACTGGTTTGATTTGAAGCATTCAAACTATATACTAACCGCCCAGAAGCATTTGATAGTGGATAATCCTTTATTCTAACACTTGCGTCTGACCTTACCTTGCGTCTATTACTTCCAACAAATTTAGCACCTTCAACAGTTTTACGGCACCTTATTGTTTTATGGGCAGGTGTATAAACATATGATGTTTCCCTACTATTAGCAACGGCTGATGCATTATAAGCAATAGTTGTTATATTATTATCTTCTAACATATCTTCTGTTAATGAACCACTTCTATTACTTGCATTACTACGAGGAACAAAATTAAATTTAAATCCATTAAATTTACCACTCGCATCTGTTTGAGATTCAACCGTACAATTACCAAATAATGCTGGACCTATTGGACTCTCATTTATTGCTCTCTCTAATTCTTTACGCATTCCCTTCAAAGAATAAGAACCACGACGCATATTAATCCTTACTCCATTCTTTGGCACATCACCGCTCGTCACTGATGCGGTTTGCTTTGGACCAAAGTAAAAAAAGAACTGGTCAGAATCTTTAATATCCCATTCATCCGCTCTCTCAATCTTAACACTTTCAACAGCAACTTCTGAATCTGGTTCTATAATTAACGGCGATTTAAAACTATTGAGGAATGTCGCTGGGTCAGAATGACCACCAACAATAATTGTATCTTCATTTTCAACATTTGAACAAATAACATAAGACATTTTTATCTATATACTTAATAAAATATATTAATAAAAAAATAAAAATTTCAATATTTTTTTAATAGTATAATAATATATGTATTATTATATTATATTCTGTCATAATGCCAACGAAAAACAAAAAAGCAAAGAAAGCACCAAACAATTATTGGGATATGAGCGGAAGTGTCGAGAAGGAAAAGAAAGTCAAGCAATCAGATGTTTTTGGGAAGCAACCAAAAAAGCAATCAAATAGTAAATCCAAAAAAAATAATAAGAAAAAAAAATATTAATAATATAATAATATAATATTATGACGGAGTCAGATGATGATGTGGGACAACTACAAGATTATTCAGTTGACCAGTTAGCGGGTGCTGTGGTTTTAGTTCTTGGTGCTGTTGCTGGATTGCTCCAAGTGATATGGATGTCTAAATGCCACTGCAGAGTTAATTTATGTTACATTTTTAGGTGCGAGCGTCGTCCGCCCACAGAGGAAGAAATGAAGACACTACAAGATAAAGTTAATCAAAAGAAACAAGATAAGATATTAAAAAAAGAAAATAAAATACTACAGAAAGAAGAAGAGATATTAAGTAGAAGTCCACGATTAGTGCCAACGAGAGAACCGGAACCGGAACCGGAACCGGAACCAGAGATTGATAAATTAGTTTAATAAAATTTATTTTTTAGTTTTTTATTTAAAAAATAAAATATATGATTTATATATAATAATATGAACGTTAATCATATTACTGAACTTATTAAAAACGAAAAACCGAATCTTAAGGATAATTCAATCAAGCAATATGTTAGATGTATTAAAACCCTTCATAACAAGATTTTGGGGGAAAATGTTGAATCAGATAATTTTGATTATCTCAAGAACCCTGAAGTCCTTAGAGAACATTTATCTGGTTATCACTTTACCACTGCTCGTAATTATTATACAGCGGTCATTACTCTTTTGGAGACAGAGGAACCTCGTGATAAAAATGTTATCAGGGAATACACAAATATAGTTAAATCAACTAATAATGAATACAAGGAACAAAATAAGAAAGGATTTATTAGTGTCAAACAATCTGATAATTTTGTGAGTGTTGATAAGGTTGATGAACTTATCAAAAAACTAAAGGATAATAAAATAGATATGGGTTATATTATTTTTTCTATTCTTAAGCATCACCACATTAGAAATGAGATTGCTACACTTGTTAAGATTCCTTTGAAGGAATATAAGCGTCTAAAGGAAAACGATAAGAAGGATAAAAATTATCTTGTTATTGGTTCTCGTAAGATTTTTATATCAAGAAACGGATTTAAAACGAACCGCAAATACGGTGAGATTGTTTTTGATATCACCAATAAAGCATTAGAAAAAGATATTAGGAAATATATCAAAACACTTGATAGTGATGAAGTATTCCCATTCCCTCAAAATAAGACAACAGATAAAAGACAACAATTATCTAATTATATGATATACTTATCAGAGAAATATATTGGTGTTAAGATTAGCACAACATTAATGGCTAAAATTATGTTGAGTCATAAGCATTTAGAAAACAAACAAGCACAAGAAAAAGATTCTAGTGAGCGTGGGCATTCTGTATCTGTTCAGAATGATGTTTATATTAAGGCATCTTTGCCTTCGTCTGGTTCTGATTCTGAATGATTTCATCAAGACAATAATATTCTTCTAATAGTTGATTTATTTGACATTCAAAAAATTCTCTTTTTTCTCTTTCTATCTCATATAGTCGTTTGTATTTTGTACAATCAAAATATTCAAGTATCTTTTTAAAATTCATTTTATATAATATATATATATTTTATTTATATATATATAATTATAATAATGGTTCGTGTTACTTATAAAGGAGAAACGCGAAACATTCCTTCTAAATATCTATCTGGATTAAAAGGCAAAGAAAGAGAAAAACAAATTAAGTCTATTTTTGAAGGCAAAGATAGACCCAAAACAAGTGCTAAATCAAAAAGAAGTCAGTGGGTTGTCAAGTTCGAAAAGAAATACGGAACAACTATAACAAATAAAACTTTTATTAATAGAATGATTATAACAAAGGCAGGAATAGAAAAAATATTATCTAAAGGTCGCGGGGCTTATTATAGTGGCGGAAGTAGGCCAAATCAATCGTCTGATAGTTGGGCATATGCTCGTTTGGCTTCAGTGATTATGAATGGACCAGCAAGAAGAGTTGATAAGGATATTTGGGAAAAGTATAAACGATAATTTACTTATTAATCTGAATACAAAAACTCACACAACCATCCATTCCTTTTGATATAATAGTTTGATTATATTCATCACAAAATTCATTTACTGCTTGTGTTACTCCAAAATTATAATATTGTTTTGCTTTATCCATATTCATTTCATAATCGTGTCCCATTATATAACCACCAGATTTGATTTTTTTATAGGATAATTCAATATCTCTTTTTGCTCCTGTGTATGAGTGGTCGGCATCAATATAAATGATATCAAATGTATCATCTGATTGATTTGATAAAAATTTATCTGTATATGATTTATTAATAGTAACAAGATTATTGTCTTTGTATTTATCATTTAGAAGAATTAATTGCTTTTCTAAATCTGCATATTCAACATTATTCCCATCAACATCTCCACTGTCAATAACTCCTTCAAATAAATCAACTCCTTCAATAGAACCGTAATCAATATTATCCACAAGGAAATCAAGAAATTCACCCTTATAAACACCTAACTCACATATCTTTGGTTTATTTATTTTATTCGCATAATGTGTTATCATATCTTTTCTTGTATCAAACAACAATATATCTGTTTCTTTAATAAATACATAATGATACATTCCAGGCATTCCAGGTTCTGGTATCTTTTGTTTAATAATAAATCCCATATCTAATAATCCTTTTATAATCTTATCATAATCACACGCTTCAGGTCTATCTGTCTCAAAAATAACCATTCTCAGATTATTAAATAAATCAAAATTCTCATCATAAAAGGTTTCTAAATATCCTTCACAATCTGCTATCAAAACATTAAAATTAACATTAGGCAGTTCATAATTATCAATATCACTTTTATCACTTACTATTGTATGAGAAGCATATCCGTGTCCGTTTATTTCTACTTTATTTTTACCTATAACACCTTTGATAATATTAAATTCTGTATTATTAGCCTTCATATTTCTTTCTAAACAATCCCATACTTTTTTATCTGGTTCTACTACATAATGACTTTTTTTATCTTTTAAAATTTTATTTGTTGTTATCGATACACTACCATATCTCGCACCCAACTCTAATACTTTATCATCTGGTTTAATATAATGTTTCATTAATTGTTGTTCTATAAACTCCATATTCAAATTAACAGGTTCGTCATATTCATTTAATAAATCCATATTTGATTCTTCGGAGTTAGTATTTGATTGTTCAATAAATCTTGATGATTTAAGATATCTTCCAATATCTCTGTCACACTTAATATTTATTCCAAAATGTCCTTCCATTCCTTTTATTCCTTGAATAATTTCTTTTAGTCTTTTTTCATTCAAACCTGACGGTACTACAATATCAATCCAATTTGACGGTGTTGTGTGATGAACAGGAATTTGTTTTGTTAAATTATCATAATGATTAAATGTTGAACCCCAAAGATGTGTTGCATACACTTTTCCGTGTCCTTTGTATTTATAACCTGTTAGATGGTCAGGTAAGAAAAAATAGGAAGGAAAAACATTAACAACTTCCTTTTCTGATAATTCGTGATAAATACCACTCAATAATTGTGGTCCAACACTCTTCCAGGCTGGTGAAGTAATTCGATTATTCATAATCCAATCAATCGCCATTTTAGGAATAATGTGATTTTTCTCAAATGCCATAACAGTTGTTGCACAGAGATTCGGTCGCATTATCTCATTCTCCCAACAGAAAAATGATTTGGTAAATAAAAAATCGTCAAAAGGTTCAATACATATAATATCAGCATCAACAAATATTCCTCCATATTGTTCCAAAATTAGCCAACGATACATATCACATTTACCATTTAGTTCTTCCATAAAATTAATTTTGATTTGATATTTATGTTGAATCTTTAATTCACTCTTGCATCTCTCCTCATCCCAAAATATATATTCAAAATCAGGATTCTTTGATTTTACTGTATCCATTAATTGTTTTGGCTTGGGTTTATCTCCCATCCAAAATTGGTGAATGATTTTTGGGACCGTCATTTGTTTTATATATTATATATAAATAATTTATTTTTAAATACAAAAAAATATTTATTTTGATAATATTGTTATAATATTAAAATCTTAATATTAATTATATAATATGTCGCAACAAAAAACTAATAAGGAATTGATTGAGGATATAAAAAGAAATATTGTTGATATGAAGCACGACACATTCCAGATTAAAAATGATTTGGCTTGTATCAAAAATTTAATACAATCAAAAAGAGAAGAAGAAGTTATTGTTAAAGTAAAGAAAGAAACAGAGACAGAGATAGCAACAAGGAATGGCTGGTTTTGGTGATTAATAATCTTCCGGAACGCCGTCCTTTATTTCTGGTTCTCTTTTATTATCATATTCAAGAACTCCAAGAATATTGTCAAGTAAATGTTTATAGATATCTGGGATTACTAAATCAACAACATCTTTATTACTTCCCCTAAATTGTTCTTTATCAACTGTATTATTTTGATGAACAACACAACACATACATTTATCGATATCACTCATTACGCAACTCTTCTCATTCCAATCAACCATCTTTGAACCTTCACCAACTCCTTGTTTATCAAATCCACCCATACTACGCCAGTGCTTTTTAGTAAAACAAAATGTTGCTTCGTGTGCTTGTCTCTTTGCTCTGCATTTAATTGCTGATACTTCATAATTGTGATGAGGAAAAGTAAAGAACATTTCAGGAGAACCAACCAATCCTGCCTTATTTTTAATTAGCAAATCAACTGAATATCTGACATAAGTCGGAAAGTAAATATCATCATCATCCATATTAATACAGATTTTATGTTTTGCTAACTTCACTAATTTATTTCTTTTTTCTCCAATAGATAAATGACGATTAGGCTCATAAATATATGTTAAATCAACTCCCATTTTATTAAACATCATTTTTGCTGTTGATTGATTATCAAATAAAGGATTTATTTTATGGTCATCAAATATAACAACTTCTAACTTATCTTTTGGATAATCCATATTATTAATATTAATAAGCATTAACGTTAAGAAATTACGTCGATTATATGTCGGTATTAATATTGATACTTTAGGTAATTCAGAATCATAATCAAAATTTGGATTCTCTTCTTCTGTTTCTGGATTAACACCAAGTGCCATATTTCTCAATTGGTCTTTTAGTTCTGGGTTTTCTTCAAGATGTTTATTAAGACTTTTAGACATTACGTTACTCATTTTATATTATATATAGATATATTATTTTTAAATACAAGATTTAAATTTGATATTTATAGATAAATTATTATATTATATATACTAAAACAAATGAAGGGAGTTAAAAAATACGGCAGTGAGGGCAGTATATCGTTATATTATCACGGAATGATGACATCAACTCTACCATTAACTAAAACAAAAACACTTGATTATTATCGGAAACTTGGTGAAGATAGTATCATAAAACATTTTAAAGAAGGATATAATTTAAAAAAGCAAATACATATTAGTAAATTGTTTTGTCAAGTATTTGCATATAGAAGAAAAAATAATCAAAAGGTTTCTAGTGATGACCATCTTATGATGTGTCAAGCATTATTTGTATTATTAAAAACAAAAGTAATAAATAATGATGAATTGAATGGATATTTAATAATGCCTAATTGTCGCCATAAAAGGAAAAATCACGTTTTTAAGCATTAATAGGATTATTAGTATTATATATCTATCATTAGTAATATATATTGATTATTAGTAATATATACTAAATTAGTAATATTTACTAACAAAATAATGATACATAATATTTGCCCTAAATCATAAAAGTTCATATAACACATAAATCCTAGGACTTTATTTTACACATAATATTGATGATATTTTATCGTTAGTAATATTTACTAATTTCATAATTATTGGTATATAATACTAATATTTAGTAATATATAGAGAATTAGTAATATATACTAATTAACGATTGGATATCTTGTGTTGATTATAATCCCCGGGAATTAATATACATATATATTATATTATATATATCCAGAATTTAATTTGATTTAGATATATAGCCTAATATATTAACAACAATATATATTAGTAATATTTACTGATTTTGTTTAAATAATACCAATATTTAAATAGACTTAAAAAATATCTAATATATATTATATATAAATGAATAATTTATCCATAATGACGGATGAAGAAATCAAAGAGATTAAAGCACTATTGAAGGCTAATGTCAAGTATGACAAGAAGCATCAAGAATATAATGTTAATAAGAAAATACAAAAAAAAGATACAACAGATGTTTTGACACAAGTCTGTATTTTATACAATAATTCTATTAAAAAGAATAACACAGTGATGGCAGAGCCTATCCAAAATCAAAATAATAATACTATTGATATATTATCAAATCAAATTAAATTACTTCAAAATCAAGTTGAATTTTTAACTGACCAAATAAGAACAAAAGATAAGTTAATAGATAGTCAATTAGTTATTGCGAAGCAACAACAAGCACCACCACCACAGCAACAAGATAATGATAATAATGATAATAATGATAATCCAAAGATTAAGGATTCAGTAACATATAAATTATTAGAAGAAGAAAATATTAAACTAAAAAAACAAGTTGAGAAACAAGCAAATATCCTTCAAAGGAATATGAAGGATAAAAACGAATTAGGAGATAGAAACGAACAATTAAGAGAACAGTGTGGAGAATTAGGAAGAAAGATTGAACAATTAGAAATACAATTGGATAGACACGGAATTAAAAAACCAAAGAAACAATTATCATCTTTTGATTTATTAGAACAGTTTGATGACCTCAAAGAATTTGATTCAGATGAAGATTGATAAATATTTAATTTAAAATATAATATTTATTATATAATATATAATGGATAAAAAATTAAACCCAAAGATAACACCAAAAGTGTTACCAGTTGTTGAGCCTGACGGAGTAAGTGCTAAATATCACCATCCTAATTTGCCAAATGTTGGTTGTGGATGTCCAGGCGGTGGTGCTTTACTTCTTATGATATCACCTGTTAAAACAGGGAAAAGCACGATTATTTCTAACCTTTTGCTTAATGATTCATTTTTTGGTCAAGAGTTTTTTGATGATGTTCAGATTATAAGTAATACAATCAAAAATGATGTCACATCAAGATTTCTAAATAAAGCATTTAATGTTTATGATTATTATGATGATTCTATTATTGATGGATTAATTAATCGTCAAAAAGGATTTGAGAAAGAAGAACAACCAGAAACAGCATTAATCCTAGATGATTGTTTGGGGTCAATAAAAAGAGAATCAAAAGTCAATCATTTATGTTCTCGATATCGACACTACAATATTAAATTATTAGTTATATCATCTCAGAAATTCAAGGGTTCTGTTTCTCCAGTTGTGAGAGCAAATGCCACAGATGTCATTATTGGTTCTCCTTTCCCAAATCAAAAAGAATTATTATCAATTGCTGAAGAATACGGAGATTTGTTTGGTGGTGCTGATAATTGGTTAAAACATTATAGAATGGCCACGCCTAACAAATACGATTTTTGTTACCTTGACCTTCAGTCCAACCCACCCTTAATGTATAGTAATTTTGAGAAGGTTGTTTTATCAGGTGGTCACAAGGATGACCAAACCGCAATAATGGATAATGATAATTCATAATTAAAATTAAAAAATAAATATTTTTTTTATTTTATTATAATGTATTATATACATAATGGAACAAGGTAATCAATTACTAGACCAAGCCGTTGATGCTAATGATGCTATTAGAGACCAAAATCTAAAAACTACACAGACTTATGATTCAGATAAAAAAACAGATAAACAAATTGCTGAAGGTGAAGAATGGTATCACGGTGTTACTGATGCATTTGGAGCACACGGTGCTCTCCAATCTGTTGCTTCAACAAGAGCAAGAATGGCAGATAAAGGATTATCATATGCTGGATTAGCAAAACAGGATGTTTCGGATTTGGGTTCAAAATTTTCTGGTGGTACTGCTGGTGATTTAGAAACAGCAACAAAAGACGCAGGAAAAACAACATCAATTTCTGAATCACTACAATCTGGATTATCAAGAGCGGGACAAGTAGGAAAAGAAGGAATTGGACGAATTCGTGGTGCTTTAGGGAGCCAAGCACCAGTACCAAGAGAACCACAATTTGTTGCCGGAAGTGTTGAGTCATCAGCAGATTTGCCCCCAGCAGATTCTACACCAGCACCAACAACTGATGAACCACCAGCAGGAACAACAGAACCAACAACCCCAGAAACACCAGGAGCAGAAGGAACACCAACACCAGAAGGAACAACACCAACTGGTGAAACAACAGGAGCACCAACTCCAGCAGAAGGAGCAACACCAACCCCAGGAGAAGGAGCCGGAGCAACTGTCACAGAAGATGCAGGAAGTAAATCAGGAAGTTTATTTGAACGTGGAATAGAATTCACAACCAGAGGAAAAGCACCTGTTGGTTCGCTTGCTAATGCTGGCCTTGGTAAAGTTCTAGGCAATATTGGTGGTGGAATAGATGTTGTCAAAGATTTTGATAATATTGGTAAAAAGGGCGGATTCTTTGGTGGAACTGGTGCTTCAACTGGTGATGAAATATCTAATGCATTAACTATTGGTGGCTCTGTTCTTGATATTGCGTCTCTTGCTCTTCCGTTTCTTGCTCCTATTGCTGGAGCAGTACAGATTGCTGGTGCGATAGATGGAACGTATCAAGCAGTAAAAGATAGTGACGCACAAGCATCAGCAACAAATGCAAGTTATCAGTCTAATCTAAAAGCGGATGTTGTACCTCCTTCACTTGCTGGTGTTGGCTTCTTAGCAACTGCTCAAAGTAATCCAGTGAAACAAATAGGTGGAACTGGAAGTTTTTAATTTTATATAAATAATAATATTATAATAATAATAATATATATATTATGCCGAGAACAAAAGAAGGAAAGCCAGTTTTGAATAAACCGTTTCGTGGTAAATCAACACCAGCAACAAAAAAATTCAGTGTTTATGTTAAAGCAGATAATAGTAAAGGATATAAAATAATTCATTTTGGTGCTCGTGGAATGGATGATTGGAGAAGTGGTAAAGCCACACCAGCACAAAGAAAATCATTCAGAGCAAGAATAAAAGGTATCAAAAGAAAAGACGGTTCATTTGCTTATAAAGATAAATCAAGTCCTGCATATTGGGCATTAAATTATTTGTGGTGAATAACTTTTTATTTTTATTTTTTAAAATTTTTTTTAATTTAAAATTATTATATTATATATAGTATATATTAAATGAGTTACGTTTCGGATTCTTTCTGGCAATCTGATGACAAAGTCCCAATTTCTCAAAAGTCTATTTCGGTTCCTTCGCAAAATGGTTTAGTTTATTCCGGTGGTCAGCGTGTTGTTATTGAGATTCCTTCATCTGTTAATTATATTCAACCAAAGGAATCTTATTTAAAATTTGATGTTAAGATTAAACTTCCTGCATCCACTACTACTGATTTCTTCCCAACATATCTACAATTGGATGAATTGCTAGGTGGTCAGAGTTTAATCAAGGATGTTCGTATATATTCTGGTGGTGCTGGAAAAGTGCTATTAGAAGAGATTCAGGATTATAATGTTTTGACTGGTGTTAAATACAGTTATGAGACAAATGACGTTCTAAAGGCAAAGCGTGCATTAACTGAGGGTGCCACGTGCCATTCTGTCAAAACTCGTGGTACTATTGGCACAACAACGTCTGATAAGAATAATGTTCAAGATAATCCTTACTTCAAGCAACCAGGATTTGGTGCAACAAATGTTCTTGATTCTGATGATTATCAGACAGTAAAATGTCTCCTACCTCTTCATACTGGTTTATTTTCTTCTAATAAGGTTCTTCCGGTTCTTCTAACTGAAGGTCTTGTTATTGATATTATTTTGGAAGATGCGAGTAAGGTAATGCGTCAGTTAGATACCGCAAGGCGTTTGACCAGATTTAAATCGAAGCCTGTTTATCATTCGGTAAATGGTTCAACCACCAGCACTGGTCCTGATGACGCACCCGCTGGAACGCCAGTTACGAGTTTCTTTTTGACTAATGATAATAGTATCAAAACGGTTAGGGATGTTCCTTTTTGTATTGGTGAAGTATTAGAATTTTCGAGATTTGATGGTACTCAAATTGCTACCAGTGCAGATTTTATTGTTAGTGGTATAAGTGCATCAAGTAATGGTCTGATTGAGATTAGTTGTGCAGGAACTGGTGGAAATCCTAGTGCGGACTTGGTCAAATCTGATACGCTTGTATATAGTGGAGCAGTTGAAGGATTCGCATCAAGTTATTCGAGTGTTGCCTATACTGTGTCAAATGTTGAGATGATGATACAGCAGTTGGATATGCCTCCAGGCTACACACAGAAAATGATGAGTATGATGAAGGAAGGGGGAAGTATGAATTATGATTTCCTGTCTTTTACTAACTACAAATATTCTCAACTATCCACGGATGTTGTTGCTAATATTCGATTACCTCTTAGTATGTCCAGAGCAAAGGCGATTTTGTCGGTTCCTACTGATGCCACCACATACACAGCCAATCAGAGAATTAGTGGTGATGAATGTTATCAAGTGCTTAATGTTTCGGATACTGCTGACTTCCTTGAACAGTCCGATAAATCTGGACTTGTGGGCATATCTGATTTTATTCAGGATTATCAATTTTTCTACGACCAGAAACTGAATCCTAGCCGTAAGGTCAATTGCCGAAAGACTTCTTCGCAGGTTTCTATCTCACAGAACCCACTGATTGAATTAGAGAAAGCATTAGTTATGTCTTCGATAACTCCTTACTCTTTCCGTGAATTTAACAAGAATTTTGTTATTGGTCGTGCTCTATCTCTTCATAATGGGGTATATGATACCAGGGGAAAAGACTTCAATCTTCAAGTTGAATATACAGGCAGTGGTGATGAAGTTGCTCAGAAGAACAAATTATGGATGAATTTTGTATCTCACCTAAGACGTATTGAATTCAGAAGTGGTGGTATTTCTCTACAAATTTAATAATTTAATAATTAAGTATTTAAAATTAAATCTTTATCTATAATATATTATAATGGCTAAAATCAGTGTTTATGGTATAGAAGCAAAAGCAGGAACAACAGAATATAATAAACAATATTATATGTTAAAAACAGGTAAAACAGATTCAACCGTTAGAAGATATATTAAAGCAAAAGATAAACCAATCATAATACAAAAACTATATAATGAAGAAATTTTAAAAGATGAAAGTGATTTAGATAAAAAAAAAGACGAAATAGACCCATATGGAATAATAAAAGAAACTGATACATATATATTTTATCGAAACAAAGTTTGGTCAAAAACTAGAGACCGATATTTATTAACTGTTAAGTTTTATCAAAAATACAACTCATATTGCTGTCCAGTTGTCTTCGAATCAAAAAAACCACAATTAGTCATTTTAAATGACATTTAGTTTTTAAATTTTTAATTTAAAATTTTATTATATATTATATTATATACATAAAATGAGCAACCAACATTTAGAAATTGTGCCCTCAAATGTTACTTCTGACGGAACGATATCGTTCTCTAATGGTCAGCCAGTAATTCAATTTATTATTGGAGAACAAAACCGTCATTTACTTGGACAGACTATCCGCCTTGTCGGAAACTTTTCTGTCCTATCTGATACTGGTTCCGCTGGTTCTGCTAATGCTGAACTTAGCCTTGATGGAAGAACTGGTATTTATTCAACTATTGACCAACTTGTTATAAAATCTCAATCTACAAATCAGACAATAGAGCATATTCGTAACTACAATCGTATGATGTCAAGTATGATTAATGCTACACACGATTTGGGTGATGGTATGTCTTGTGATAATGCTAAGGCATTAAGCGTTCTTAATAGCAAGGCAGTAAAAGATGCAATTGTTGATAATGAGGCTAATCTTGGAACTGGAAGCAGTTTTTCGATTGAACTTCCTAGTGGATTATTTCTCGGAACTGGTCCAATCCCTCTTGCTAAGGATTGGGGACTTGGTGGTCTTCTTATCGAGGTTCATCTCGCAAGTGATAATAACGTATTGTATTCTACTGATGGTGATGGAACTAAAATCTCCAACGCATTTTATGAATACAAAAATCTTGCTTTGACTTGTGAAGTACAGACACCAACGCCTGATGATTTGTCTCGCCTTCAACAGATGGGTCCCAAGGGTTCAACGTTTGAATACAATTCGATTTCGAGTTACTACACAACGATTGCTAGTTCTAACGCAATCATTAATTTCTCTCTTGGATTATCGAGAGTTCTTAGTGTATTCTGTAACTTTATAACATCAAGCCATATTAACAATCGTGGATATAATGGTATGAGTACTTGGTATCCTACAAATTCTGATAATACTGTTGCCTTCGTAAAACAACTTGTTTTTACTCGTGGTGGTGAGCGTCTCCCATTAGAATATAATATTGATACTGTTCAGTCTCGTGATTCGGACAACGAATACCCTGATGCACAGATTATCAGAAATTATGTTAATGCGATTCAGGCATTCCCCAAGAATATCAAGAATCAGATGAAGCCAGAAAATATGGTTCTAACTGATATTGGACCACTAACTGATGCAGGATATCAAAAATATATTGATGGTGGTGCTGGCGTTGGTGTTGGTGTTGCTTTTGATACTATCTCCAACCAGGGAATTGATTTTTCTACAACTAATTTTGGAATTAATATGGATTTAAATCTCATTACTGATAATCCTCAATCTGTTTATATGTTTGTTCATTCTAAACAGACTTTAGTCTTTAATCAACAGGGTATCCAGATTATTAACTAATTAATTAAATAAAGTCGCTTTTAAAATTTTTTATTTATAATTTTATTATATATATATTATATATAACAAAATGGACGACACAAATCCTGCTACTCAAACCTCTTCTGCATCTCTTGATGCATCTACTCCAGCCGGTGGATTAAAGGGCACTCAAATCCCAGACCTTATGAAAATTGGTTCTGCTCCCGTAAATACTGTTATGGATGTGGAATCTGATATTCTTGAGCCTGTGGTTTTTTCGGAATCTTTTGCCCGATTTCGCCTTCAGAATAAGGGTATCCTACACAGTAATTCGAAATTTACTTTTTCCGTTGATGTATCTTCTGGTTCAGCCCAGAAATCATTTTTTCCTCTAAATGTTGGTGTTCATTCTTTAATTGAGCGTTGTGTATTAAAGTCTGGAACCAAAACAATTTGTGAGACCAGTGATTTTGGTCACTTTATGGCCTTCCGTTCAACCTTTATCAATCCCCAGCATAACAAACAGCGTGAATCAATCACCACTGGTCGTATGATGGCAAGAAAGTGGGAATATGATGATGGTGATGAAGTAAAATCAGGCTCTGGTGCTGGAACTGGTCAGAGTGATGTGAATGCTGATGCCTATACTCTTGACCTTGGAGTTGAAGTTGATAGATTTGACAAGGCAGAAGGAGCGCGTGAATATGACCTTCCTTACTACAATTATATGAATGGCTCTTCTTCTGCTTCTGGAATAAAAGAATCTCCAGTTTATCAGATAGCATTAAATGACCTTTTCCCATTCCTAAAAATGAATCAACTTCCTTGCTATATGTTTAAGGAAGAATTAGATATTGAATTATATTTTGCGGATGAAACTAAAAGGGCTTGTTCGGAGAATGCATCAGCAGTATCATTCAAACTCGACCGTAATGAATGCAAGATGGTTGCTGATTATATTTACTATCCAACAGAAATGATGACGGCTTATGCTGAACAGAATAGCCAAATGAGTTTTACGTATGTTGATTATCGTCTTGTTAAGCAGACAGTTGTTGCTGACGGCTCAGATGCCAATACAATAATTCTGAATCTTGGAGGTGCTGGACGAGTTGTTAATAAACTATTTTTTGGTTTAGAACAAGCCAAGACAAATCCAGAAAGGAGTATTTGTAATGTATATACTGCCACAGGAACACAGACAGCCAGAGATGGCACCAGTTCGGCAAATGTTGGTATAATATCTCATAACGTAAGATACAACGATAATTTCTTATATCCAGTGGATATTAAGAATCAGGCACGTCTATACAGTAACCTTGAATTGGCAGAAGCATCTAAACCCTACATTTCTAAGGATGAATACAGTGGCGAGCAAGATTTAGTTACTGCCAATAAAGTTTGCGGTTATGCACTTGATACGGAAATCAGTATTACGGACGGAACTAATGTTATTGCTGGTAAATCCTTCTGGACTGAGGATAGACTCAATAGAAACGAAAGAGTCAATAGCCGTGGAATTGAATTATATCAGACGTGGGGTCTCCTTCCTACCGCTACATACACATTCCGTTGCTGGCTTGAAGTCGTGAAAATGGCAATATTGGAAGATGGTGTCCTTACTCCAGTTTTTGCTTAAATAAATAATTGGTTCAGCAATCCAACTGAATTGATTATATTTAACTTAAACTTATTTATTTTTAATTTATATTTTTTTAGTATATATAAATTATATTATATATATTAATAAACTTAATGAGTTACGTTGATACTTATATTTTAGAAGCAAACAGAGTTCAATCACAACAGTATAATGATGAAGAAGATACAAGCATTTGGACAAACACTGTTAGTGATGGATTAAAATTAAATGTTGGAGATAAGATATCTTTATCATCTGCATTTATATCAGACCTTGGGGCCGAAGATTCAACAATTGAATTCAAAGGTGAAGTTATACAAAATGAACAAAAATTTATTGTATCAAAAATCCAAGATTTTAAACCAGATACAGACGCTTTTGCTATAAGATTAAAGACAGCACCACGACCAAATTTAGTGACACAATTAATATCTGCTTCAGAAGTAACAATTAATAATATTAGAGATAATGAGGCAAATATTGTTATATCATATTATAAAACAAATAATGGAGAGTATATGATTAATCTTCCTTTTTATGCTCATCCAGCCCAAACAGAAACAACACCCGATAAAACGGCTTGGACACAAATAAGACAAAATCACCAATATGCAAATATTTTAAATAGTTCAGTCCCAAGAGAAGCATCACATATGCCGTTAAAATGTAATGCTTCACATTTATTTGGAGAAGATTATGTTATAGACCCAGAAAATAAATATGGCGGATTAATAATTGATAATTCAAGATATATGATATTTGCTCAAACAGAAACTCAAGTAAATTATGATACAGATTCAACAACTGATGAAAATAATATTCCTTTTAGAGATATTAATGGATACAGAAATTATTATTCTAGATATCGTGAATTGCTAAAATTAAAAGTTCCTATTGGTTTTAATTCTCCATCAGAAATATCAAATGTTATATCGGAACAATTATCAGAACAAACAAAATTAAAAAATAAAACAATTGATTTTTATAGTGCATCAACAACATCAGTATTAAAAACACCGGTTGGTTCATATAATGAAACAAAAACAAATAAGTTATTTAATTGTCAAAACTTCACAGGAACAAAATTATCAACAGCAGAAAAATATTATGGGAATGGCACAACAACAGCAACAAAGCCAACTCATTATGGACAAGAAATTCGTGATTATAATTCAGGATATCAATATATGGGAATCAAAAGACCAGAATTATATGAAGCAGGAGTTGAATTAAAAATGAGTGTTAATAATCAAGCAGAAGGTGGTGGTAGTGTCCAATTAGATACATCAATTAACATACCATTATTAAATATAGCAACAGATACTGGAGTTAATAATTGGTTAAGACTTCCGCGTGGTTCTCTCCAAAATCAAATTGGTTTATTTCCTCAAGAATCAGAAACGCCACCAACAACAAGATTCCCAAATTGGATAGCGGATACAACACCAGTTGATGATGCATTTATGCGTGATAATTTAAATCCTTACTTCACTGATTTTTTATCAGAAAATCCATTTAGAAAATGGAATGAACAAGCAACAGATGAATTGACAACACCATACACAGTAATTAATACAGGAATGGAATGGAATCAAGAAAATTTAAATAAGTTAAAAGATTTATTTGAGAATCAATCAAGATATCCAGAATTATTTGATATGAACCACACAAATAATCAATTAGCATATAGAAAAAATGTAACTAATTATAAACAAATATATAATGGAGAAGATATCACAGTCGATACTCACCGTTTCCTTCATCTCCAAAGTGTTGATAATGATTTAATGCCAAAAGAACTCGGAGTCCATACAGACCCCAACGGCTCAGCAACAAGAATATTATCAGTTGTTGATGACCCAACACTAATTGGAGATACTGGAGTATATACAAGTTTTGGATATGATAATATCCCTTCAACATTTTCTTCAGGTGGTACAGCAAATGGAACAGTAAATACAAAAGATAAAGATTTCTCAAGTATGCCATTATTTGTTAAATATTTTGAAGAGTATAAAAATAACGGTTCAGGACAAACAAAAGAACAATTTGACCAGACATTATGGAATGATGGCTCGAATGTACCATATAGACCAGCAAGTGCATCAGATGTTAAGGGTGACAATTTGTGGGGTGGATTTGCTATTAGGTCAAAATCAAGTTGTTGCGTTGTTCCTGTAAAAGGATTAAATCCAACATTCCCAGAATTCAGAGAGTATCAATATGTAACAACTGCTGATGAAATGGAGGTTGTTAAATCATATAATCCAGAACAAGAAGTATTTAATTTTGTAACAGATGCTGGTTATGCGGATAAATTTGGTTCCGGTTCAGCAACTTATCAATATCAAAAGAGTGTTTATGATACAATAAGTTTTATAGCACAGGTTCCTTGGTCTTATTTAGAAAATCAAGATATATTTACTCAAATAGATGCTTCAGGAGATTATCAACCAACTGCTGTTCCTGTCTCAAGGTCAATCCCAACATTATATAAAATTGATTATTATGGAAGTTGGTTATCACAAACAGTTGGAACTAGAGAATTGCCAATTCAACGATTAATGCCAGTAACAACAAGAAGAATAGGATATGATAATCATCCAACGGCTTATGGTAATGCTTATATTGGATTATATAACGGTCTTGCTGGGGCAGGAGGAATGTCATATAATGGGGAATATATTAATGCTATTAATCAGCAACCAAGATTGGATATAAGAGACGCAACCGCAATAATTCATAATTCTGTTTCCTTAGACGCTGATAAATATCTTAATGAAGTATATTGTGGTGCATTAAATCCGTTATTTAGTTTTGACACAGTGACAAGTCGTTTTAGTATATCAGGACTTCATACCTCGGAGAAGATAACAGCAAAATGGAATGCGACTTGGCAAGTTGCTGGTGGTGACCCTTCAGCATCAAAGCAATCAGCAATAACAAGTGTCCCAGTTCCTGACAATTTAGGAAATCCAATTTATAAAGTAAATAAAATATTTGATTTTAGAAACTATTGCCCATCAATTAGTCCTTATTTTAATACAGTACCAGAAACAATTGACGGAACATCAGAAGAATTCCCAGTTGTTTATAATAATCCATATTGTAAGACTGGAACAATATTTGATATGACAAGTGGGATATTTTTAGAAGATTTTAAAATAGAAAAAGATAATTTTAAAAATAGTTTTTGGGGTATATGTGGCTTTACTTATAATGATTTAAATATAGAATCAACAGGAAATATTAATGTTAGAGTAACAACAGGACAATATGATAATACAAGACATTTAACAACTAATCAAAATGTTATAAATACAGATATTGGACAATTAGATGGTGTTGCCACTGGTGTTGCCAATTATAAAAATCAATATTCTTATCCAATTGTTCTTAATTATAAAAAAGAAGCACAAACAACACAAATCGAAACATTTGCCCCAGTTGAAGTTGAATCCGAATCATCAAAGATTGAAGCAACAAATCTCCCAGCAAAAACGTTAAGACCATATTTTACTATAAGAACGGATTTATTGACTGATTCATATTTTAATGGGGGACAAAATGAACCCAGTTTAATGCCAGTTGTTGCTGTGGTGGAGAAGTCATCACAATATGGAGATTTCTTTTATGGTCAAGGACAAATTGAATTTACTAATACATTCCCAAGAACAATAACACAAGTAACGACACAGATATGTGACCCTTCAGGAAAACCATCAAAACTATCACCAGATTCTTCAATATTATATAAGATAACAAAAAATAATACTGCTAAATTAAATATTCTTCAAGATGTCCTTCAAGCAAATAAGAATAATCCAAATATACAACAAGAAATTTTAGGATAAAAAAAATATATCTATTTATTATTATGATAAAGATAAAACGAAATGGTGTTTTGATTTCGATTGATAACAACGAGGCAGTAAAGCACCACAATTGCCAATTAGGCAAAAAACACCCAATATTTTATGGAGAAAGAATTAAATATTGTCATAAATGTTATTTAAAATTACTAGATGATTTAAGACCAATATCAAAACAATCTCCTCCTTCTTCTCCTGTATCTTCTCCAAGATAATATTAACTATTATCATCCTTATTTTCTTGAATTAAATAATCAATATAATCCTTTGCTTTTAATAAATCTTGAATACCATTCTTTTCTCTCCATCTTGATACATATTTAATTATATTACCTTCATTAAAATCAAGATTATTTGCTGTTATATATTCCCTTGGTTCAATCTTTTTATCATAATGTGCAGGAGTATCCATTTTATTATAATGTATATAATATTATTTATATTTATTTTTGAATTATAATCATCACAAGATATCCAGTTGTTATTAGTATATAATACTAAAAAAAATATATATTACTAATTATTAGTATTTAATCACTTGGTTCGATAAATTTATTTGATAATTTGACCATATATTCAGGTTTAGCAAATGTCATATGACGTGGTTGGATGATTTCGAAATAGCCATTAGCAAACTGTTTCTTGCTAAGATTTTTATGTTTAATCCAAAATACTTTATTACCATCCTCCCAAATCCCAGTTTCTTGATTTTCTACTCTAAATGGCTTAATATTATCAATATGTGACTCATCATCATCCCAGTGTTCATAATCATATCTACACTCCAATTTTTTGACTCTGAATTGTGTTTTAGTATCAGATAATATTTTAAATATACTATTCGTATATTTGGCTCTGATAATAGTACCGATTTTAAATTTACTTTCTACTTTATCAATTTCTTTATTTTTATCTTTTTCTTCTTTTTTCTTTTCTTCTTGGTAATATTCGATTAATGAAGTGAGTGACGGTGTGTCATCCTCTCCGAGCCAATCGTCATAATTTTTTTGATGAATTGGCTTTGAGCACCAGTCTTTTTTATTGATAATATTTGCCAAAATGTCTGCCCAGTCATACCATTTTGCTCTTGGACACATAAGAAGTTTTTCGTCATTAGAATTTTTTTTATACATCATCCAATCCTCCAAATAATTGATTTTAATTGGTCGAATAATATCAATAATATATTCTTTATCAATCTCATATTTATATCCCATAATCATATCTTGTATTTCTTTCGGGAGACCGTCCCAATCGAAGAAAGAAATGTTTTTCTTTTTCTTTGCTTCGACAATTTTAGATTGGATGTATTTTTCCTTTGTTTTAATTTTAACATCCTCAGGGAGCATTTTAATATATTCGATTAGATTTTGGTTGGACATTATTCAATTCAATTCAATTGTATTCAATTCAATTCAATTAATTAATTAGTTGTGATTAGTATATATTATATATATTAGTAATATATACTGTTGTATTAGTAATTAATATAAATCAATTTCAAATTTAATT